TAGACGTATATTTTCTATGAAAATCTTGGAAACTTCAGAGAACTCTTAAGCCTTTGGCTTAGACTTGGTAGATTTTGGTAAGTTCTGTAGAGTCTTTAAAGTCTAGTAAGACTTTAAGTTGGGAATAATTTCATTAGCTTGGTAAACTCTATAGAGTTTAGTAGGGGAGGCAAGACCCACCCACCCCCACCCATATATATATACTAATGCTTATACATTTTTAGGGAATTTGAGTTGGAAACTTCACAGAGCTTTTTCTCTCTTTATAGAGAGCTAATTGTTTGTTCGGGTTCGGTAGGTTTGTTCGGGTTCAATAGGTCTAGAATGACCATGAGGATATGTTTCAACCCCGGCACACTTAATGTTATTATATAGTTCAGAATCACTTTTGTCAAGTCTTTCGTAAAATATTTCTAAAAGCTTGACAAACTCTATATAAACCTCTATAATATCCGTATGTCTTTACCATCAACAACTAAAAGAAAACTGACAGAAAAACAAGAGAACTTCCTTAATAATCTCATAGAGACTAAAGGAAACCTCAAACTTTCAGCCGAACTTGCAGGGTATTCAGGCAATCACTACCAAGTTATACAATCACTTAAACAGGAAATAGTAGATTTAGCCAGTGACGTACTTGCAAGGGAAGCCCCTTTAGCTGCCTTTAAACTTGTTGAGGTCTTACAGAGTGACAAAGCATTGCCACAAGCAAATGTAAAGTTACAAGCTGCACAGACCATTCTAGATAGAGTTGGTTTAGGTAAGAAAGAAAGATTAGATGTGAATCATAATGTTAGTGGTGGTATTTTTATATTACCTGAAAAACAAACAATTGATGTTGAAGCAGAGGATGCTAGTTATGAAACTTTGGATAACTGAGCATGTAGATGAAGATGGAGCTGCAATAGGTCCATACATCAAAGCAGAAAACGTAGCACAAGCTAATAGAATAGCAATACAATATGGATTATTAGTTTTAGGAGAGATACAAGAACTACAACACGATAGTCTAAATAAAGAAAGGATAGTACACTAATAGTCCGGAGGACTAAGATGCCAAAAGAAAAGGATAGTAGATTAAAAAGAGCAGGAGTATCAGGGTATAACAAACCTAAAAGAACTCCAAATCACCCTAAGAAGTCACATATTGTTGTGGCTAAAGAAGGTGATAAGATTAAGACCATACGTTTTGGTGAGAAAGGTGCTAAGACTGCTGGTAAGCCTAAAGCAGGTGAATCAGCTAAAATGAAAGCAAAGAGAAAGTCTTTTAAAGCAAGACACGGTAAGAATATTAGAAAAGGCAAAATGTCTGCAGCCTACTGGGCTGATAGGGAGAAATGGTAAGATGCCTCAACTAGGAAGCAACGAAAAGCCTGTCCTTATGTCTAGTAAAAAGAATAAGGGTAGAGTCTATGGACCTTCATGGCATGGAGGCAAAGGAGCAGCTCCAAGAGTCAACATACATTCTAAACAGTATGCTGATAACTGGGATGCAATATTTGGAAAGTCCAAAGGACTTGATGCGAAAGGAGAAAAGGATGCCAACAAAGAAGAAGAGTAAGTCAACCGTGAACAAAGCTGGTAATTATACCAAGCCCACTATGCGTAAGAGACTTTTCGAGAGGATTAAAGCCGGTACTAAAGGTGGTAAAGCCGGACAGTGGTCAGCTCGAAAAGCCCAGCTCTTAGCTAAAGAATACAAAGCCAAAGGGGGAGGCTATAAATAAGATGAAGGAATTTATGATAAAGATGATGGATAGACTAAACAAAGTCTACGCAAAACTATTTAAGAAATGTTTAACAACAAAAACAAATGCCAAAAGCAAAAAGTCAAAAAAGTCTAGATAGATGGTCTAAACAGAAGTGGAGGACTGCCAGTGGCAAAAAGTCTTCTAAAACTGGAGAAGTCTACGCACCTGCTAAAACAATAGCAAAGCTTAAGTCTACTGCTGCTGGTAGAAAAAAACTTGCAGCAGCTAATGCTAAAAAGAAAGCAGCTACTAAAAAAGGTAAACAACACGCAAAGCACGGATTACATAAAGGCAAGAAAAGGTAGTGAAAAAAGGCTACATAAAGAAAAAGAGTGTAACCATTCCTTTTGGTTATAAACTAAGCGAAGTAGAAGGATACTTAGCTCCCATACAAGAAGAACTAGATGTTCTTAATAAGTATATAGAGTCTGTAGTGAACGAGGAGTATTCACTCCGTAAAGCAGCAGAACTTATTAAAGAAGAAACAGGTAGAAGTATAACACATGTAGGACTATCTAAAATAATAAAAAATACTTATATTCCTGAAAGTAATAAATATCAATACTCTAAAGAGACTAAAAGAAAACAAAAACTAGCTAGAGATAAAAAAGAACTAATCAAAGCTAAAAAGAAAATAGCCTACAAAGAAGCTAAAATTAAGACAGAACAAGAGGTTATTAAAAAAGCAACAGAAAAAACTACAGATAATGTAGTTACTACCGACCAATTAGAACAAGTAGCACCAAGCATACAAGAAGTACTTAGAGATTCTAAGGTTGTTTTCCATGCTAATGAAGGACCACAGACAGACTTTTTAGCTGCTAGTGAGAAAGATGTTCTTTATGGTGGAGCTGCTGGTGGTGGTAAATCCTATGCCATGCTTGTTGACCCATTACGTTATGCACACAAAAAAGCTCATCGTGCCTTGATTCTAAGACGTTCTATGCCGGAACTACGAGAAATGATTGACAAGTCTAGAGAGTTATATCCTCAAGCATTTCCCGGAGCTAAGTTTAAAGAAGTTGAAAAGCTTTGGAACTTTCCTAGTGGTGCAAAAGTAGAGTTTGGATTCCTTGAAAGAGATGCAGACGTATACAGATATCAAGGACAAGCATATAGTTGGATAGGCTTTGATGAGATAACTCACTTACCTACAGAGTTTAGTTGGAACTATCTTGCTTCAAGGCTACGTACTACTGACCCTGAAATACAAACATACCTTAGATGTACTGCTAACCCCGGAGGGGTTGGGTCTCATTGGGTAAAACAAAGATACATAGAACCTAACGAAAACAATAAAAGCTTTAAAGGTACTGACGGTTTAACACGTAAGTTTATTCCTGCTAAGTTAGCTGATAACCCTTACTTAGATGCTGATGGTGTTTATGAGCAAATGCTTAAGTCACTACCTGCTACGCAAAGACAACAACTCTTAGAAGGTAACTGGGATGTTGCTGAAGGTGCAGCTTTTACAGAGTTTGACCCATTAGTTCATGTTATTACTCCATTTGCTCTTCCTGTACACTGGGAAAGAGTCAAGGGTATTGACTATGGTTATGCATCAGAATCTTGTTGTTTATGGGGAATAATGGATATAAATGATAATACTTTAATAATATATAGAGAATTATACAAAAAAGGCTTGACAGGTGAGGAATTAGCCTCTATAATAACAGATATGGAAACAGAAGACCCTTTCTCAGTGAGTGGGGTTTTAGACACAGCAGCATGGGCAAATACAGGAACTACTGGTCCTACTGTTGGAGAAAGTTTAGTTAGAGCTGGTCATAAGTTAAGACGAGCTGATAAGAATAGAATACAAGGTAAAATACAAATACACGAGTATTTAAAGATTAGAGAGAACGGTAGACCTAAGTTACAGATATTTAATACATGTCCTAACTTAATAAGAGAATTACAGTCAATACCATTGTCTAAAACTAATCCTGAAGATGTAGATACACATGCTTCTGACCACGCATATGATGCATTGCGTTATATGATAATGAGTAGACCAAGAATGGTAAGCCCGTTAGAACGTATAAGAGGTCTAAAGAGAGAAATGTATAGACCAGTAGACTCAACATTTGGTTATTAAAAAATATGGCAGAAGATAGAAATACATTTTTAAACGCTGATAGTATCTACGAAGAAGTTGAAGGAGAGTCTGGAGTTCAATTAACTTTAGAAGAAGACCAACAAAGAAATCTTATTGGTATTATTAAAGGTCGTTATGCCCAAGCTGAAGAAGCTAGACAAACTGACGAGACTCGTTGGTTAAAAGCTTATGAAAACTACAGAGGTCTTTATGCTAAAGGCGTTAAGTTTAGAGAATCAGAAAAGTCTAGAGTATTTGTAAAGGTTACTAAAACTAAAGTACTAGCAGCTTTTGGACAACTTGTTGATGTTATTTTTGGTACAGGTAAATTCCCTATAGGAATTGCTGAAACTAAAATACCTGAAGGCGAAACAGACTTTGCACATCTTGATACAGCAAATCCTACACCCGGAATAGAAACTACAACAGGCGAAATACCTGATGACATTGGAAATAGAGAACTAGAAAATCCTTATGATGTTGGTTACGAGGGAGATGGTAGAACTTTAAAACCAGGAGCTACATACTATAATGGTATGTTTGAAGATAGTCTTGAAGACCAAGCAAAAGAAGCTGGTATTCTTAAAGATGGTACAAGTCCTGACCCACAAAAGATTGAAGTTTCTCCTGCACAAAGAGCTGCAAGAAGAATGGAAAAGCTTATCCACGACCAAATAGAAGAGTCAAACGGAAACGCTGAAATAAGAAATGCTCTTTTAGAATCTGCTTTACTTGGTACAGGGATTGTAAAAGGACCATTTAATTTTAACAAAAAACTACACAAGTGGGACACAGACGAAGAAGGTAACAGAACCTATAACCCATTAGAAGTTAGAGTACCTAGAATAGAGTTTGTTAGTTGTTGGGATTTTTATCCTGACCCTAATGCTACTAACATGGAAGAATGTGAATACATTATTCATAGACACAAAATGAATAGAAGTCAATTAAGGCAGTTACGTAATATGCCTTACTTTAATGATGACTCAATACGTAGTGCAATACAGATGGGTGCTAACTACGTAGAGAAAGATTTTGAAAGCCAGTTAAAAGACGATGCTAGAAGTGACGAAGAGATGAACAATAGTTTTGAAGTCTTAGAATACTGGGGAATGATGGATGCAGAGTATGCACGAGAAGTAGGTATCGACTTACCCGACAGCGTTGATGACCTAGATGAAGTACAAGTAAATATATGGACATGTGGTACTTACTTATTAAGAGCTGTACTCAATCCGTTTACTCCATATAGATTACCATACAACGCTTTCCCATACGAAAGAAACCCATATAATTTCTTTGGTATTGGCGTAGCAGAGAACATGGATGACTCTCAACAAATTATGAATGGTCATGCAAGAATGGCTATAGATAACTTAGCAATGTCAGGTTCTTTAGTATTTGATGTAGATGAGTCTGCTTTAGTTGGTGGACAGTCAATGGAAATATATCCGGGTAAAGTCTTTAGAAGACAAGCTGGAATGCCGGGACAAGCTATACATGGTTTAAAGTTCCCTAATACATCACAAGAAAACTTAATGATGTTTGACAAGTTCAGACAACTTGCAGATGAACAAACAGGTATACCTAGTTACTCACATGGACAAACAGGTGTCCAAAGTATGACAAGGACTGCTTCAGGCATGTCAATGTTATTAGGTGCATCAAGTTTAAATATTAAAACAGTTGTTAAAAACCTTGACGACTTTTTATTAAGACCACTAGGAGAAGCTTTCTTTCAGTGGAACATGCAGTTCTTTGAAGGCTGACTAGATGTCAAAGGTGATTTAGAAGTTAAAGCTACTGGAACAAACAGCTTGATGCAGAAAGAAGTAAGAAGTCAAAGACTTACTACCTTCTTACAAACTGTACAAAATCCTGCTGTTGCTCCATTTGTTAAGATTTCTAAACTGATTAGTGAACTTGCCTATAGCTTAGACTTAGACCCAGATGAAGTTTTAAACGACCCTGAAGAAGCAGCTATCATGGCACAAATCATAGGAATGCAAAATGTTGGACAAACAACTGGCGAGGAAGCTCAACCCAATAGTCAACAACCCGGAGGTATGGGAAGCCTTGCAGGAACACCTGCACAACCTCAAGAGCTTGGACCTACAGGCACTGGCGGTGGCAACATCGGAATCGGAAATGTTCCGGTTGCAGGGGAAGCTGAATTTACTGGGTAAGCTAGAACAGTTAGACTTACAAGTTAAAGAAGCAATTAACAGACATAAAGAGGATTAAATAATATGTTACAGTTTATAAATGAATTTATAGCACTAATACCTACAATAGTTATGTGTGCATCTTTAATATGTGCAGCAACGCCTACACCTAAAGATGATGCAGCATTAGCTAAAGTATACAAATTTTTAGACTGGTGTGCATTAAACATCGGCAAAGCAAAGGAGAAGTAGAATGCCATACGGAACAGGAACATACGGAAGTAAAGTAGGTAGACCTAAGAAAAAGTCTATGTTATCAGATGACAGAGATTCTTATAGTGCTGGTGCAATAGTTAAAAAAGGAATTCAAGCTGTTAAAAGAAAGTCAGACATGAAAAATCTTAAAAAAGATATTGCTGAAGGATTAAAACTTGATGATAGTTATAACACTCAATTAAAAGAATTAAGAAGTAAAAATGCTTCAGATGCTAAAATTAAAAAAGTAAGAGAAGACATGATATCTAATATAGAAGACGTAGCTCTTATGCAAGATATGTTAAAACAATTAGATGAAGGAGTTTCTTCAAAAGGAACTTCAGGTAAGTCTAAGTTTGGTTTAGATGAAGATAGGTCTGAGTTTGCTGCTGGTGGTATAGCTAAAAAATTAATTAAAGAAATGAGAGAAGCTAAAAAAATTCTTAAAGAAGGTAAAGATTATAAAAAACAAGAAATAAAAAAATTAGAAGAATTAAAAAGAAAAAATGCTTCTAAAGAAGAAATAGAAGATTTAATTTTAGAAATGGGAGAAACTGATAGATATATTGAAAACTCAGAACTAACTATAAAAATGTTAAAAGAGTATCCAGATAAAAATCCAGATATATTGACAGATAGAATATTTGTAAGAGAACAAAAAAGTGCTGGTGGTATACTAACAAAACTATTTAAACTTGCTAAAAAAGAAAAACCTAAAAAAGTTAAAGAACAAGACATAGATAGAATACTTGATAACTTGTCAGACGAACAAATGGAAAAACTATCTCCAATAGAAATAGAGCAATTACTTGATATGGACTTAGCAAAGTCAGGTGTAGATAATATACCTACTAAGTCTACTAAAAAAGACATTGATAAAATACTGGGTGGTTTAACTGATAAAGAAATGGAAAACTTATCAGACATTGAAATAGAACAACTACTTGACATGGACTTAGAAAAGTACGGTAGAAAAGGTAAAATGAAAGGTGGTATTCTTGATGATGAAAGACAAACCTATGGTGCTGGTGCAATAGTTAAAAAACTACTTAAAAGAAAACCTAGTAAACAAGTTGAAGATATTAAATTTGCAGAAAAAGAATTAGATGGATTAATTGATTTAAGAAATAAACGTAATGCTCAACTTGAAAAAGATTTAAAAGATGCTGACCCTAAAAGTCAAATGGGTTTATTAGAAGAGTATAATGATGATTATGATTTAGTTACTCAAAGAATTAATAAATATGTTGATGAACTAGAAGAGTTAGGCGTAAAACCTTCAAAAAGAAACATACAAGAAAAATCTAGAGTTTCTAAAGCTGACGGTGGTATGCTTCCTGATAATGACATGGAAGAAAACTACACAAGATTTATAATGGATGAAGCATTAAGTGAAGAAGAAGAAGATATGCTTGTAACCAAACTAGAACAAGATAAAGAACTACAGATGTTATTTGATAAAGTAATAGATGTAGCACAAGAATTTGCTGGGAACGGACCTGTTGAAGGACCGGGAACAGGAGTCTCTGATGACATACCTGCAAGGTTGTCTGATGGGGAATTTGTTTTCACTGCGAAAGCTGTAGAAGAAATCGGAGAAGACAATTTAATGTCTATGATGAAAGAAGCTGAAGCTGCTGCAGATGGAAGACAAGGTTTTGCTGAAGGTATGATGGTAAAAGAAAAACCTCAATCAATGTTATCTCAAACCGGTATTGTCCAAGAAGATGAAACTGGTAAAGGAATAACAGAAGATATGAGAAAAGAAGTTACTAAAAATATCTACAGTTAAACAAACTAACGATAAAGCTACCTGAAATAATTAATCAGCCCTTTATCATTTTAATAACCGAAAGGCTACCTTTACAAACAAGCCCTCTAGTCGACATAGAGCTACCTTGTGAAACAAGCCCTGAGTAGGAGAATAGAAAATGACTAATACAGTCCAACAGGAAGAACAAGCGAATCCTTATAACGCAAAAAAAGAATATCATGTAGAAGATAAACCTTTTACCCCTGCTAATCAATTATATTTTGAAGAGCCTTCTGAAAAGAATAAACTCTTCGACAGTGATGACATAACTGAAGTTACATCTACAGATAATGTTAAAACAGAAAATCTGGATACTCCTTATAAGAAACCAGACTATAAAAAAAGATATGATGATTTAAAAAGGCATTATGATAGTAAACTTAACGAGTTTAAATCTAGAGAACAAGAGTTAATAGAAGAGGCTACTAGTAATAGAACCGAATATAAAGCTCCTAAATCTGAAGAAGAACTAGAAGAGTTTAAAAATAACTATCCTGATGTTTACGAAGTTGTAGAAACAGTTGCTCATTTACAATCTGAGACTAAAGCAAAAGTTCTAGAAGAACGCCTTAGTAAACTCCAAGAACGTGAAAACCAACTAGTACGACAAGATGCAGAAAAAAGATTAATGAAAAGACATGCTGATTTTGAAGATATCAGAAACAGTGATGACTTTCATGAATGGGCAAAGGAACAACATTCATCTATCCAAGCTTGGGTATATGATAATGATAACGATGCTGATTTAGCTTCACGTGCTTTAGATTTGTTTAAAAGGGATTTTGGAATTGACCTTCCAAAGGCTAAGTCAAATTCTAGACAGACTAGAAAATCTGCTGCTGATATGGTTTCTACTAAAACAAAAAGTATAGAACCTAATCAACAAAAGGTTTGGTCTGAAAAGGAGATTGCTGCAATGAGTGTTGCTGAATTTGATAAATTTGAAAAAGAGATATCAGATGCAATGCAAGAAGGCAGAATCGTAAAATAACTATTATAACTAAAGGAATATATCATGGCTCAATATTTTGAACCCTCAACTGATACCGATGCAAACTTTGCAAACTCCGTTAGTGGACAAACTAATAGTTTCTTCCTACCTTCCATATACTCTAAGAAAGTTCTTAACTTTTTCAGAAAGGCAAGTGTAGTTGAAGCTATTACTAACACCGACTATGCCGGTGAGATATCTGCTTACGGAGACTCTGTAAAAATCATTGGTGAACCAGTAATCTCTGTATCTGACTATACAAGAGGTTCTGACACAACTGCAACTAAACTAACTGATGCTGAAACAACTCTTGTTGTTGATAGTGCTAAAGCTTTCAAATTCATCGTAGATGATATTGAAACTAAAATGTCACATGTCAACTTCAAAGAAGTAGCTTCATCATCTGCTGCGTATGCTCTTAAAGATGCTTATGACGCTGCTGTTCTAGCAACTATGTTTGCTGGATGTTCAGCTTCATCTCCTGACCACATTATTGGTTCAGACAGTGCAACTGCTGATGCAACTTTATCACACGCAACTAACTCTGTAGACCTATTAGGTTCAGACGGAACTGGTGTAGATGCAATTGACCTTATGGCAAGATTTGCTAAACTATTAGACGAACAGAATGTACCTGAAGAAGGTAGATGGTTCGTAGCTCCTCCTTCATTCTATGAAGAATTAGCTAAAGCTGACTCTAAGTTAATGTCTGTTGACTTTAACGCTGGACAAGGCTCTATCAGAAATGGTTTAGTATCAAGTGGTAAACTAAGAGGATTTGACATGTACAAATCTAACAATGTTGCTGCTACATCTAACGCTACTGGTAAATGTATGGCTGGTCACATTTCATCAACTGCTACTGCTAATACTATTCTTTCAACTGAAGTGTTGAGAGACCCATCATCATTTGGTGATATAGTAAGAGGCTTACATGTCTATGGTGCGAAAGTACTTAGAGATGACGCTTTATGTAGTGCATTCTATGTAATTGACTAATTGTCACTTGGGGGAGGCTTCGGTCTCCTCCTTTTTTTTAGGAATACTATGAAAATTAAAGCACCAAAAGGACACCATTGGATGAAACAAAAAAATGGTACGTTTAAATTAATGAAACACACAGGTAAGTTTGTAAAACATAAAGGTGCAAGTTTAGAAGCAAACTTTCCAATTCAAAAGGTTCACAAAAAATAATGGCTACAACATATCTTGACATAACTAACGAAGTATTAAGAGAACTCAATGAAGTTCCTTTAACATCTGCAAACTTTACAAACGCTACAGGTATTCAAAAGTTTGTTAAAGATAGTATCAATAAATCTATATTTGATATAGCTAATGAAGAACCCCAATTACCTTTCTTTTCTGCAGGAGCTAGTGGAGGCACTGACCCTTTCTATGGTAACGTAACAGTTGCTACAGTTGCAGGAACAAGATGGTACACACTTAAGTCTGATAGTTCTAGTATCACTACAGACTACTCATCAATAGATTGGGATGACTTTTATGTTACAACAATCAACGTAAGTGGAGAAACAACACCTTATGTCTCTAAAGGTTTAAAGTTTCTTACTAATACAGACTGGACAAGATACTACAGAGACAGTGAGAATGCAGATGATGCAGATACTCAAAACCATGGAGAGCCTAGATTTGTAATCAAGTCTCCTGACAATAGAAAGTTTGGATTAAGTCCAATACCTGATAAGGTTTATAATATACACTTTTATGCTTTTGTAAGACCGACTGCATTATCAGCACATGATGATACAATCACTTTACCAGAGCAGTACAGTAATATAATAACAGCTAGAAGTCGTTATTACATTTGGCAGTTTAAAGAAAGCCCACAACAAGCAGCTTTCGCATTGGATGATTATAAAAAAGGTATGAAGTATATGAAATCAAACCTTATGAATCCAGCTCCAAAGTATATGACAGACGATAGAACTTACTTTTAATTTATGGCACGTTCACAACCTTTTACCGTAGCATGTGCAGGTGGCTTAGTAACATCAGCTAACTCTATAGACTTGTTACGTACACCCGGAGTTGCTACAGTTTTACAAAACTTTGAAGTATCTATTGAAGGTGGATATAGACGTATTAATGGTTTTAGTAAGTTTGGTGCAGGAGATGCAGTTCAACCTACAGGTAGCACAACAACTATATTAGGTACTCAACCTTATGCAGATGGTGTTGTAGTTACTGCAGGTACTAATATATACTTTACACAAGATGGTATTACATGGCTAACAATAAATAGATTATCTGCAGGTAGTGGAGATGACTATGCAACCTTTACAGGTAAAAGTATTGCAGCAAGAACTGGACAAGGGCAAAGTCAATTTGCAATGTTTGAAAGTGCTGGACAAGATTACGGAAGTATTATTATAGCTGATGGAGTTAATGAGCCTTTTAGTTTTAGAATGGAAGGCACAGGAGCTTTAAGTACAAGAACATACTTTACAGAAGAAATAACAGTTACAGGTACTAAAGGCGTACAGTTTATTACAGCCCATGACCATCATTTAATAGCTGCTGGTGTAACTGATAATGAAAATACAGTTTACTACAGTGTTAATAATGACCCTACATCTTTTAGTGGTACTGGTGCAGGTGCAGTAACTATATCAGATAAGATAGTAGGTATTAAAGGTTTCCGTACAGATTTATTTATATTTTGTGAAAATAGTATTCATAAACTTATAAACATTAATAACTCAAGTACAGTAGCAGTAGTACCTGTTGCTGAAAGTGTAGGATGTTTAAGTGGTTACAGTATTCAAGAGATTGGTGGTGATTTAATATTTTTAGCACCTGATGGTTTAAGAACAGTTGCTGGTACAGCGAGAATTGGTGACGTTGAACTAGGTACAGTTAGTAAGTCAATACAACCTATTATAACAGAACTAGCACAAAATGTCAACAAATATATAATAAGTAGTGTAGTATTAAGAGAAAAATCACAGTATAGATTATTTTATACTGATACAGACTTGACAAATGTTACACAGAAAGGTATAATAGGTACATTAAGACCAAATGGTTTTGAATGGTCTGAAATGCTAGGTATGGAAGTTACAGCTATAGGTTCTGGATTTGATACTAATGGTATTGAAAAATATTATCATGGTGATACAAATGGTTATGTTTATTTACATAACTCAGGTGATAATTTTGATGGTGCTGCAATAGATGCAAGATATCAAACACCTGACTATGATTATGGTGACTTTGGAACTTTAAAAACTTTACACTATGTTAAACTATCTATAGGTCCTGAAAATGAAGTACAGCCTTCAGTAAGAGTTAGATTTGATTATGATAGTAACGAAACACCACAACCGGAAGATTACTTATTAGACAGTGTACCAGCTCCAGCTATTTTTGGTACAGCTTTATTAGGCACTGCAAAGTTTGGAGCATCTGAACAACCTTTAGTTAGGTTAGCACTTCAGGGTAGTGGTTACTCTAATAGCTTTAGAATATTAACAAACGATACAAACGCACCATACACAATAAACGGATTATACATAGATTACATTCCATCAGGTAGGAGATAAACACAATGGCAGGTTATACAAGACAAAGTACATTCGCAGACGGAGATACAATCACTGCTGCATTATTTAATAATGAGTACAACCAACTTTTAAATGCTTTTAGTAATACAGGTGGTCACAAACACGATGGCACTGCAAACGAAGGACCAGTTATAGGTCTTATTGGTGATGCAGGAGAAACTGCTCCAAATAATAAAGTATTAATAGATACAACAAATAACTACATAGAATTTTATGTACAAGTTTCTGGTAGTCCAGTACAACAGTTATACATAGCAGATGGAGCTATAGTACCTGTTACAGATAACGACATAGACTTAGGTACAAGTTCTTTACAGTTTAAAGACCTTTACATTAATGGCACAGCTAATATAGATAGCTTAGTACTTGCAACAGGTTCTACAGTTACAGCAGTGCTTGACGAAGATGACTTAAGTTCTGATAGTGCTACATCTTTAGTAACTCAACAATCTGTAAAAGCTTATATCGATGCTCAAGTCACTGCACAGGACTTAGATTTCTTAGGTGATAGTGGTGGTGCATTAAGTATTGACCTCGACTCTGAAAGCCTTACAATCGCTGGTGGGACAGGTTTAGATACTGTAGGTTCAGGTAATACTGTTACAGTTAATATAGATGCTACCGTTGCAACTCTTACAGGTTCTCAAACTCTTACAAACAAAACAATAGATGTTGATAACAACACTGTATCAAACATTGAAGTAGATAACTTTAAAGCTTCTGCAATTGTATTAGAGTCAGAAGGTATTGGTTCTAACGATAACGATACAAGTTTACCAACTTCAGCAGCAGTAAAAGATTATGTAGATACACAAATTACTGCAGAAGATTTAGACATTACTACAGATAGTGGAACTATTGCAATTGATTTGGATAGTGAAACATTAACTGTATCAGGTGGTACAGGTCTTGATAGTTCTGCAACAGGTAATGCAGTTACTCTTGCAATAGATAGTACTGTAACAACTCTTACAGGCTCACAAACTTTAACAAATAAGACACTTACAAGCCCAGACGTTAATACTCCAGACATTGATGGAGGTACTATTGATGGTGCAACTATAGCAACTTCAGATGTTACTGTAGGAGCTGGTAAAACTTTAGACGTTTCTGCAGGTACACTAACTTTAGCAGACAATCAAATATCCGGTGACAAGGTTGAAGGTGGTACAATAGCTGCTACAACAATTACAGATTTAACATTTGGTAGCCTTAACGATGGCACAATAACTGCTACAGCTTTTGTTGATGAAGACAACATGGCTTCAAACTCTGCAACTCTTATACCTACACAGCAGTCTGTAAAGGCTTATGTAGATACTACAGTTGCTGCAACTAATGAAGTTGTAGAAGATACAACTCCACAGCTAGGTGGTGATTTAGATTTAAACTCAAGCGATATAACTGGTACAGGTAATATAAACATTACAGGTACTATTCAATCTTCAGGAAACATAACAGGCACACTTGCTACAGCAGCACAACCTAATATTACAAGTCTTGGAACTCTTACAGGTTTAACAACTACAGGCGATATTAACTTTGGTGATGACGATAAAGCTATCTTTGGAGCAGGTTCAGATTTACAAATTTATCACAATGGGTCTAATAGCTATATAGAAGATGCAGGAACGGGAAGTCTTATTATTAGGGCTTCTACTGCCACGCTTTTCCAGGGTAAAACGGCAGGAGAGTCTCAACTCACACTTGTTGAAAACGGTGCTGTCACAGCCTACTACGACAACTCAGCCAAACTAGCCACAACCTCAACAGGCATAGACGTAACAGGCACAGCAGTCACAGATGGTCTTACAGTAGCAGGTAATGTTTCAGTAGACGGTGGAACAATTAAACTTGATGGTAATTATCCAACTGGTACAGATAACGTAGCTTTAGGTAATAACACACTTAATGGCTCAATAAGTGGTGCAGGAAATATTGCTATTGGTGATAGTGCAGGTTCTGCAATTACATCAGGCTCTAATGCTGTTGCTATAGGTCGTGATGCTTTAAAAGGTGTTTATACAGGTGGAGATGCTATTGCTATCGGTAGAAGTTCTTTAGCAGTTTTAACTTCAGGAAATAATAATGTAGCTGTAGGTACTTTTGGATTGGGAGCAAATACAACAGGTGGCGATAATACTGCTATAGGATATGCAGCTTTAGGAGAAAACACCACAGCAAGTAACAACACAGCAGTTGGTAAATCAGCTTTAAATGTAAACACTACAGGTGCTGAAAATGTAGCGGTTGGTTCTAGGGCTTTAGAAGCAAATACAACTGCAAATGAAAATACTGGAATAGGTATGAAGGCATTATTAAGTAATACCACTGGTGCTGCTAATACTTCTGTTGGTCAGGGTTCTTTAGCTTCTAACACTACAGCAAGTAACAATACAGCAGTTGGTAAATCTTCTTTAGGAGCAAACACTACAGGTGCTAATAATGTAGCAGTTGGTGTAGAGTCTTTAGCTTCAAACACTACATCAGATTACAATACTGCAACAGGTTATCGTGCTTTATTATCAAACACTACAGGTGCTTCTAATACAGCAGTAGGTGGTTTAGCTCTAGATGCTAATACTACAGGTACTGCTAACGTAGCACTAGGTGTAAATGCTTTAGGTGCAAACACAACAGCAGATAACAATACAGCAGTTGGTAAAGACTCTTTAAAAGTAAACACTACAGGTGCAGAAAATACTGCTATAGGAGTTAATGTTTTAGATTCTAATACAACAGCTTCAAACAATGTAGGAGTTGGTCATAACGTATTAGCAGCGAACACTACAGGACATAGTAACACTTCAATAGGTGCTTACTCATTAGACGCCAACACAACAGCTGCAAATAACACGGCAGTAGGTTTTTCAGCTCTTACAGCAAACACTACAGGTAGTTCAAATACTGCTGTTGGTGCTTTATCTTTAGACGCTAACACTACAGGTCTCGCAAACGCAGCAGTAGGACAAAGTTCTTTAACTTCTAATACTACAGGTTCTAGCAATACAGCACTTGGATATGCAGCATTATCAGCAAACACCACAGCAGAGAACAACACAGCAGTAGGTAGAGAAGCTTTAAGAGAAAACACTACAGGTGAAGGAAATACTGCTGTTGGTAAAGAAGCTCTTACGACTGCGACCACTGGTGATTTTAATACAGCTATAGGTGGTTTTGCATTAGATAAACATACCACGGGTAGTAGCAACACCGCAGTAGGTTACGCTGCTTTAGATGCTAACACCACAGCTTCAAATAACACAGCAGTTGGAACAGCAGCTTTAGGAGCAAACACTACAGGTGCTTTTAATACAGCTATAGGTCGTAATGCAGGTAGTGCAAACACAACTGCATCTAGAAATACTTTTGTAGGTCAATCAGCAGGAACAACAAACACCACAGGTACAGAAAATGTTGCAGTTGGTGACAACGCTTTATTATCAAATACCACAGCAGGTCAAAATACTGCTGTTGGCAAAGATGCCTTATTAACAAATAGTACAGGTGGTGCTAATACAGCAGTTGGTAAAGATTCTTTAAGAGTAAACACGACTGGTAATAATAACACTGCTGTTGGTGTAGATACTTTAGAATCAAATACCACAGGTATCTACAACACTGCTATGGGTAGATTATCTTTAGGTGCAAACACCACAGGTGGTACTAACTCTGCATTCGGTATGTATTCTTTAAGGGCAAATACAACAGCAGATAATAATACAGCAGTTGGATATAAAGCTATGTATTTAAGCAGTACAGGTGCATTCAATACAGCAATGGGTGCTAATACTTTAGATGCTAATACTACAGGACAATATAACACAGGTATTGGTAGCCTTGCTTTAACAGCAGCTACTACTGCTAATAGCAACACAGGTATTGGTTATGCAGCTTTACTAACTAACACAACAGGTACTGAAAATACAGGATTAGGAACTCAGGCTTTATATTTCAATACAACTGGTAGTCAAAATACCGCAGTCGGTATTAATGCAGGTTTTTATATTACTACGGGTTCTAAAAATACTATTCTTGGTGGTTATAACGGTAATGAAAACGGCTTAGATATAAGAACTTCAAGCAACAATGTAGTTCTTTCAGATGGTGATGGTAATATTGGACTATATATAGATAATGCTCAAGTTGTTATGAGAGGAACTACAACTAGAGCTATAGGTAATTTAGGTAATGTAAATGCATTTGGTATAGCGGGTAACTCAGGTTCAGCCTTCCCTATGGTTGTTTTTGCTGAACAAGACCCAACTGTTGAGGGTGGCTCATGTATTTTAGAATTAAGTTATTCAGGAGATACTTCATTTAGCACATCTTATTATGCACTTTTTTCAGATTCAGACGGTACGCAAGGTAGTATTAGTAGTAATGGTGGCGGGACAGTTGCATACAACACATCTTCAGATTCAAGAATAAAAGAAAATATTGTAGATACAAGTAGTCAATTAGACAAAATAAAACAAGTACAGGTTAGAGATTTTAACTACATAGGTAAAGACGTCACTACTACTGGTATGATTGCTCAAGAGCTTAATGAAATAATACCTGAAGTTGTGATAGAAGGTGCAGAAGATGCTACAAAGCATCCTTGGGGAATTGACTATGGAAAACTTACACCTTTCTTAATCAAAGCAATTCAAGAACAACAAACAATAATTGATGATTTAAAATCAAGAATAGAAACCCTAGAAGGGTAACAACATAAAAGGAGAATAATATGGCACAAACAGTAAGCGAAGTCTTAACAGCAGCAACAGATAGCGTAACACTTATCAACGGTGTAAACGCTGGAACTTGGGATGTTGAAGGCATGGAGCAGTCTGACATTAACGATATGGTACAAAGGAACGTAGACCACATAGAACTAGTCTTAGCCTATGCACCTGTTGATGAAGATGACGATACTCCAGACGTAGCTGGTAGTTCAGATGATAAAACATCTTACACTACAGCAGTTACAACTGGTAACACATACATAACTGACAACAGTTAAGTACAATGGAATTAACACCATATTTATTTTGGAATATCTTTATAACTTTGGTGTTAGCTCCAGTGCTTTACAGCATAAGATTAAACACAGAAGAGGCTAAACGCCTCGACATTCTCTTAAATAAAACACGTGAAGAGATTGCAAGAGAGTACGTAACTAAAAACGAAGTTAAAGATGACATGGGAATCCTCATGGATAGAATAGATAAAATCGGAGAAAAGCTTGACAAACTCTTTGAAGTCAAGTAAAATAGGTATAAAGGGATTTATAAGTGGATAGAAGAAGTAACAATATATTAAAGAAGTATAAAAGCAGTGCTAAATCAGCAACGTCTTCTAAAAAAAAGTCAGTAAAGACACCACCAAAGAAAACAGTACCACCTAGGAAAGAAACAGTAAAGACACCATCAAAGAAAACAGTACCACCTAGGAAAGAAACAGTAAAGACACCATCAAAGAAAACAGTACCACCTAGGAAAGAAACAGCAAAGACACCATCAAAGAAAACAGTACCACCTAGGAAAGAAACAGTAAAGACACCACCAAAGAAAACAGTACCACCAAAGAAACCGGCTCCGACTCCTGCTCCTACCCCAGCACCGACTCCAGCCCCAACAGCAGCCCCAACAGCAGCACCGACACCTGCTCCGACTCCTGCTCCAAACATAACTCCAGTAAAGGAATCAAATATGAAACAAAAAAAACCAGTAAAAGGACCTGAAGAAAGAAGAGACCCACCAATGTCTATAGGTGGCGTAGGTGGTGGACAAGGTGGTCCGGGAGAAAATGAACCAACACCTGCACCAACTACAGCTCCAACTGCAGCACCAACAGCAGCACCAACAGCAGCCCCTACTCCTGCACCAACTGCAGCTCCTTCTACAAGTCCTGAAATAGAAAGAGAAACAGAAACTCCTGTACAAGAAGATGGAAAAGTTTTTAGTACTTATCAAAAAGACGCTGCATTAGAAGCTGCAAGAAAAGAAAGAATTAGAGAAACAGGATTACAAACTGAAGCTGCTGCAAGAGGAGAAGTTCCTGAAGGTGCTAAACTTAAAGATGCTGAACAAGTAGGTGGTATAGACCCTGAAACTGGAGAGCCTATAGTACGAGACCAAGTTACTACTGGAATAAAAGAAGAAGACTTAACAAAAGTAACTACAGAAGGTGCTAAAGCAGTTGAGGATGAAACAGTTTCAACTGGTACTGTAACAGAAGGAACAGTTGCAGAACAAGTAAAAGCAGATACTTATGAGGCTACAATAGTAGACCAAAGTCCTGAAGTTAAAGCTGCTTTAGGTGAGTTATCTGAAGGAGCAAAAGCTAAAGTTACTGAAATAAGTAAATTAACAGACCCTGCAACTTTTGCAAGTATTTCACAAAAAGTAGCAGAAGGTGCTAAAGCAAAAGATATTGAAGGTGTTTTATCTTCAGGAGCTTTTGTCACAGAAGGAGGCGTTAGAGCTTCTGATGTTAATGTATCAGAAACTCCTGATGCAGAAGCAAAAAGTCGTGAAGCTATTACAGGTATTCCTGCTACAGACGGAAAAGCTGCTGAAATTTTAGGAGTAGTTAGTTATGATGCTGTTAAACAAAGAGCAGTAACAGGACAAGCTGCAAAAGGTGCTGCTGCAGAAATGATTGCAGAGGTTGGTAATATGCCACCTGACATTGCTGCTGCTATTGTAGAAGACCCTGCAACTGTAGAAGCTCAAGTAGATACAAATCCTGTAGAAGTTAATGCTGCTATTGCTGCGTTGCCTACAGAAGCTTTAGTATCTTCACAGATGGAAACCTTATTAGGAGGCATGGAAGATGGTCAAGTTCCTATGTGGGCTAAACCTGCTGTAGATGCTATTAATGCTCAAATGGCTCAAAGAGGTTTAAGTGTTTCTACTGTAGGTAGAGATGCTTTGTTTAACTCTATTATTCAAAGTGCTATGCCAATGGCACAAAGCAATGCACAAGCTTTACAAACTAGAGCAGCTCAAAACTTAAGTAATCAACAACAGGCAAACTTACAACAAGCTACTCAAGAACAACAATTAAGAATGCAGAACTTGGCAAACCGTCAAGATGCTGCAAGTCAAACTGCACAGATGTCTCAGCAAATGAGAACAATGCAAAGTCAATTTAACCAACAAGCTGTAATGACTACTGCTGACCAACAGCAACAAATGAGAATGCAAAACCTGCAGAATAGACAACAAGCTGCAGTAACTAATGTTCAAAACCAACAGCAGATGAACATGCAAAATCTTGGCAATGAGCAACAGTTAAACATGGCAGAGCTTCAAATAGATGCTGCTAGAGCTGGAGCAGACCAGTCTGCAGAGAATCAAAGTCGTATGGCAGAGATGCAAGTAGCTGCTGATTTCTTAGCTAAGAATGCTGGTTTTAAACAACAAATGGAATTAGCTAATTTATCTAATGACCAACAAATGAGACTTGCAAACTTATCAGCTCTTAATCAAGCTAGTTCAGAAAATCTTAGTGCTGAACAACAAACAGAACTTGCAAATCTTAATAAGAACATGCAGACTAATCTTTTACAAGCTAATATTGCTAAAGATATGGGACTTGCACAGCTTAATGTGGACCAACAAACTGCTATATATAATGCTACAACAACTGCTGGTATGGATATGGCAAACTTTAATGCTGACCAACAAAGAGTATTAGCTAATAGTAAGTTTATGCAAACAGTAGCTATTACAAACATGAATGCTGAACAACAATCTATTATGCAAAATGCTACAGCTATGGCATCTTTAGATTTAGCTACAGTAGACCAAAGAACTAAGTTAGCAGTTAGCAATGCTCAAAACTTTTTACAAATGGATATGGCTAATCTTTCTAATCAACAACAGTCTAACATGTTAAAAGCTCAACAAGAACAACAAAGATTATTGTCTAATCAGTCTGCTGAAAATGCCTCAAAACAATTTAATTCTTCAAGTGAAAATCAAACTAATCAGTTTATGGCTAGTCTTAACGCACAAATGAGCCAATACAATGCTTCACAAAACAATGCAATGGAGCAGTTTAATGCTTCTCAAAACAATGCTGCAGAAGCTAGAAGAGCTGGAAGAGATGCTGATTTAAGTAAGTTTGATGCACAGCTTACAGCTCAAGTAGACCAGTTTAATTCTCAACAGGACTTTGCAAGAAATAGCTGGAATGCACAGAACTCTGCTGCTGTTGAGGCTTCTAATGTTGCTTGGAGAAGACAGGCAAATACAATTAATACTGCTGCACAGAATCAAATAAATGCACAGAACGCACAGAATGCTTTTGGTATGTCTATGCAATCTCAGTCATTTTTATGGCAGGAACTTAGAGACCAAGCAGACTTTGATTTTAGAGCAGGTGAAAACGAATTAAATAGACAGGCTCAAATACTTTCAACAGCTATTGCAAATGAAGGTAAAGCTGGTGAAAAGTATGATGATTATTTATCAAGTTTAATAAATACATTGGGTGGTTCATATAGAAGTGGATTGACTGGTGGTTATAGTGGTGGCTCATCTAATCAAGGTGGAACTAGAGCAAAGTAAAAGGAAACAATATGGGATTTTTAAGAAAAGTAGGTAGGAAAGTAAAAAAGAAACTAAACAAAGTGTTTGGTCAAAAAGTAGGAGGCATACTAGGAATGGTAGGTTTATACTTTGCTATGGGTGCTGTTGCTAGAGGACTTAGTGGGTGGGCTAAAAGTACGTTTGGTGCTGGTAAAAGTACTGCAGATGCTGCTGCTCTTACACAAAAAGTTTCTGATACTGCACAGGCAACATTAGATGCTAAGAGTGCAGCAGATAGCACTGCTGTTATTACTGAAGCTGCTAAGAAAGGAGTTGATGCGACTGTAGCTACTACTGGAGCTAACGTAGAAACTTTAATAGCTGAATCTACAACTAATGCTGAAAGATTTAATAACTGGGTAGGAGGACATGAAAGTCTTCTTAATCAAGGTAAACTTCCTACAACTGTAAATCCTAGTCTTACAGATACTGTAATTGAAAATGTTTCTAATCCTGATGTATTTAAACAAACAGCAGCAGATATAACTGCTAACATAAATACTCCTAAAATAGACTTTACTGAAATAAGCAAACAAGGTATTGAAGATGCTTCTTCAACTATTATGAAAAGTGGTTTAGAGGCAAGTAAAACAGCTTCCGAAACTAGCAGGTTACAAGCTTTTGCAGCAGACCCTGTAGGCTCTACTGTAGATTATGTAGGAACTAAAGCAAAAGAAGCAGGAGACTATATTAAAGGAGACTTTGTACCTGACTTAGCACAAGGAGCTTTAACTGGTGTTGTAAATAGAAGTCTTATGGAAGATGAAGAAGTAATGGGTCTAGGTAATCAACCACAAGGACAACCAATGATGACTGCAGCTCAAGGTAATCATCTAGCTGCTGTACAAGCACAGCCGGGTTATGCAAACTTAACTAACATGAGAAGCTTTACAGACCTAGCAAATCAAACACTATACGGAACAGGTTCACCATCATACTTACAAAACGTATATCAACCAATTAAAATATAGGAAATCATTATGGCAATGACAGAAAAAGCAGCACAGTTTGTGCAAGGAAACATGGAAAGAGGAAGACCTATTCCGGGTCAAAGCCTTACAAACGACCCTAGTCAACCTTATAACTGGGAAAAAGCTCCTGAGTTTACTAACTCTAAAGAAGCTATGCTGTACGTTTTTGAAAATCTAACAGTCCCTGAAACTACTGCTAATATTTTATTATCTTTAAGTAAAGGTATTGGTGTTATTGACATTGCATCTATAACCTTGTATACTGGTTTTACTGAAGGTAAATGGAATCCTGATTTAATGATGTTATTAATGGAACCAACTATGTATATGGTAATGGCTTTAGCAGAAAAAGCAGAATTAGATTTTGTTATGGATTCTGCAGAAGAAGTAGGCGAAGAAGAAATACTAGGAGACAAAGCTGTACAGCAAATAGAAGAAGGCATAGGTTCATTAGATGCTATGAGAAAACAAGCTGCTCAAAGAGTAAGCCCACAGTCAGTTCCACAGGAAGTTAGAGAAGTAATAGAAGAAACAAAAATAGAACCTAGTATCTTAGAAAAAGTAGAAGAAGTAAAAAGTAATAGCTTATTAGCAAGAGAGGAATAAATGGCAGCAAAAGAAATACTAAGTGGATTATTAACTAGACAAAATCAAGGAAGTACTGGTGGTACTTTTAAAGATATAGCTGCTGATTTTTTTAGTGGTTCATCTAACGATAGCAAAAGACGTAGAAATGTATTGATAGGAACTGCATTATGGAATGCAAAAGAATCTTCTATGCAAAATAATGTTTTAAAAAATTTACAAGAAAATGAAACTCAACGTACTTTTGAACTAGCAGGACTAACTCAAAAGTGGGACAAATATAATAAATTAATGACAGAAGACGAAGCTTATAAAGCTGACCCATTTTACTTTAGACAACAAGCTGAATCAGAGTTTAATAAAAAGAATTCTAATTACTTTGAAACTTATGGAGTTACAGAGGCTACAAGAGCTAAAAAGAAATTAGAAATTGATGAGTATGAAACAGCATTAAAAAAATTACACGAGACAAAATTAAAAAGTGGTAATATAAATGAAAGAATGACTAAAGAACAATTCTTTAAACCTTTTGAAGACTACTATGCTAATCAACAAGAAAATATAGCAGCTCCTAAAAACATTAGTTTAATACACAATGCATGGAGTAAGATTACAGGAAAAGGAAAAGAAACTTTAACTCCTAAACAACAAGCAGCAGCTAAAAGCATGGCAACTAGAAGTGTTTATGATTATTTGTTAACACCTGATGTTCTTACATCTGATGAGCAAATAGAGATGTATAGAGACCCTAAAGCATTTACATATAATAAAGATGAAGCTTTAGTATTTTTATCTGAAACTGTTAATCCTAATGACCCAGCTAGAAGAAGTGTAATATCTTCTTTAGACACTAGTAAAAAAACTAACTGGACTAAATCTGAACTACAAACACATATAGTAAATTCTCAAGTAGACTTTAATCCTATAGTAGAAAAAAATAAAGTAGTTAGTCGTGCTTTTGATGAAGAGTGGTCTAACAGAACTACAGATGGTACATCTAGAAAGATACCTGAAGTAGGGACTCCTCAATATATGAATTATTATCTTGAAAAAGCAAATGCTATAGATGAAGCAAATGGAACAGGAGATGCAAAAGTACGTCAATTACGTAGAAATATATTTGAACTTGCAGATTTAGATAAAATAATAACTGAGTCAGGTAAAGGAAAAGAACATCCTATGCATAAAGTTAAAGTAAAATTAGAAAACGATGTTAGAAATGCAGGTATAGACTCGGTTAAATTTGAAATGTACAAAATGGTAACTGCTAGATTTGATGACTATGAAGTAGAACAAAGAATTAAAAGTAATATTGCTGAATTTGCAGACTCATCAGACATAAAAAAAGGTAAAGTTTTTGAATATAAAGATATGGGAGACTATTATACTTCAGCAATTAATCAATTAATGTCTAATTTTAATGTTGTTTTTAAAGAAGAAGAAAGCGAATAAATGTATAAAGTTGACGCAGAAGGCAATCTTGTTGAAGTTAAAGAAGGAGAAGAATTAACTCAAGAAGAACAAAAAATGAATACTACAAAGCTTTCTAACTTTGGTAGAACTGTAGTAGGCGTAGGAGCAGACCTTGTTACTGAAACTGTAGACTTAGGAAGGCTTTTAGTTGATACTAAACTAAAATATTCTGCATTAGGTAAAACTAAAACTGCACAAGAGTTTAAAGAAAAAGTATATACAAAACAAGATGAAGCTTTAAAGACTGTATTTGAAACAGTTACTGGTAAAGACAATGTTGAAATGGTACAACGAGGAGAAAGGTTTGTACCAGCTATTAAACAACCTGAATCAATGGGAGGAGAAATAGTTAGAGATATTGTTGGATTAGGTACTGCTATTATTGGAGCTGGTAAAGTTAAATGGGTTGCAGATGCACCTAAAAAAATAAAAGAAGGAACTAGTAAATTTAAAAAGTTTATTACTCCTAGTCAACGAACAAAACAAGCTGTTGTTGCTGGAGAAGTAGGAACACAAGTAGGTTTTAATCCTTATGAAGAAGGTTTAATACCCGAAGCCATAGGAAGTCTTATATCTGATGACAGTGAAATGTTAGCAGACGTAAAACAATATTTGCTTCAAGACAGACAAGAAAATTCTAATTTAGAAAATAGAATGTTAATGTTAGGAGATGGTTTAGCTTTTGTAGGAGCTATTGGAGCTGGTGGAAAAATAGCTGGAAAAAGCAAAACAATTCAAAAAGGTAAAGACTACACACTAGCTAAGTTAGCTAAAGGTAAAGAGTCTTTTGTAACTATGCTTGATGATGTTAAAGCATCAGGAAAAGAAACAGTAGATAAATTTATATATCAATTAGAAAAAAATATAGAACTAAACAAGTATCAAACAGAAGCGTTAATAAAAGATAGAAATAAAGATATAGCAGATGGAGTAGTAAAGGCTACATCTACAGCAGATATAGACGCATTAAAGCCCGGATTTATTAGTAAATATGTTAGTGATACTAACTTAATGTTTACTGCTAATCCTATACTACGTAATTTTGAAATTTATAGAAGAAAAGTTTTTACTACTCAAGGTAACAAAACTTTACAGTTACATGAAAAGTATTTAAAAAACGAAAACTTAAAAGAAAAGTGGAATGATACTATTACTAATGTAGCTTATAATTTAGACACTGCTATAGAAAGTGTTCTTGAAACAAGTAATAAATTTAAAAACAAAGAAGAACTAAATGACAAAATAAGTGATGTTTTATTTACAGATTTTAGAAGCCCAACATTAGTTACAAGTAAAGGGGGAATTAGTGTTGGTAAAAGACAACAACCAACATTTGAAAAAGAATTAAAATCTTTTCCTAAAGAACTACAAGACCCTTTAAGAAAAGCTAGAAATCTTCAAGATAATTTAACTAAACAAATGATAGATACTGGTACTCTTACCGAGGCACAGAAAAAGATTTATCAAGACCAAATGGGTTTTTATGTTAGAAGGTCTTATCAATTATTTGAAGACCCTAACTACACACCTAAAACAAGTGTTCTTAGAGAAGCTGAAGATTTTTTAACAAGTAAAATAGAACTTGAAAATCCCGGAATGCTTCCTGCAGATGTTAAATCAAAAGTTGATACAGAAATAGCAGATATATTAGACGTAAAAAAAGGAACAGATTTTACTAGAAGCACTGATAAGTTTGGTAAGATTAGAAAAGAAATACTTAATGGTAAAGAAAATATTCCTTCTCCGTTAAGAAAATTAATGGGAGAAATAGATGACCCAACTAAAAGTCTTATACAGTCTACTATTAAACTTGGTAACTATGTAGAAAATGTAAAGTTTTATGACGATGCTTTTGAAGGTGGTGCTGGTATTTATTTTAAAACAGATAGGACTTCTTTATATTCAGAAGTTATTCCTGAAGGTTATGGTAAGCTAAGTGGAAGAGCAACGACACCTGAGTTGTTTAAATACTTTAGTAATCACAAAACAGTATCAGACAGTTTATTAAATTTTTCTTTATACAGAAACTTAGCTCTTTTAAAAGGAGTATCACAGGCTGCTAAAACTGTATGGTCACATACTACTCATGTTAAGAATGTAGCTGGTGGTGTTCAAATGTCATTAGCAAACGGAGTAAATGTTTTTGATATTAAACAAACAAAAGAAATTGTAGATATTTTAAGAGCTAGAACAAAAAACAATGTAGAGCTACAAAAACTACATGAAGAATTAAGTGGTTTAGGTCTGTTAAATAAAGGTGTTGTAGCTAGAGATTTAAAAGGATTAGCATCAGATTTACAAGGAATAAAATCTAAAAGTGTATTAGATGTTCCTGCTAATTTAGCAAAAGGATTTTTAAATAAAACAGGAATAAGTAAACACGCTGAGAAGTGGCAAAATGCTTATATAGCTGAAGATGATTTCTTTAAAGTAAATATGTATTTTAGAGAAAAGAAAAACTTAGAAAAGATTAATAACATGTACTCTAAAGAGTCAGGACTTAAACTTAGCGAACAACAACTAAAAGAAGAAGCAGCTAAAATGGTTAGAGATGTTTTACCTAACTATGATTTAGTTCCTGAACTTTTAAAAGAATTAAGAAGTACTCCTTTCTTTGGTCGTTTCTTTTCATTTATGGCAGAGTCTACAAGGATATCAGCTAACTCTATTACTAACGGTATTAAAGAAGTAAGTAAAGGTAAGGCATTAATAAAACAAGGTGAACAAAAAGCAGGTCAAGAGTTTATAAAAAGAGGAACACTGCGTTTAGGAGCTTTTACTGCAATGGCAGGAGCAGGTGCTAAAGGAGCTGAAACAGTAAGTAAAGCTACTACAGGTATAGCTACAGACACTTTAGACGCTATTAAAGACTTAGTATTACCTGACTATATGCAAAACTCTAATGTTATTCTTTCAGTAGCTCCTGATGGTTCTCCAGTAGTTTCTAACCTTAGTAGTTGGGATGCTTTTGACTTTCCTAAAAAACCTTTTCAAGTTATAATAAATAAGTACATGGCTGAAGATAGTCTTGATGAAGAAGGTTTACTTAAAGACATATTAACTACAACTATATCAGAAACAGTTTCTCCGTTTTTAGGAGAATCTATTATACAAGAACAAATTAGTAATTATGTTTTAAGAGGTGGTAGAACTTTAGACGGTAACTTAATGAGAAATCCATTTAATAGATTATCTAAGTTTAATGATAGTGGAAACTATGCAGATAACTTACTAGATGGAGAAAATATTACTATTTTAATGGCTAATCTTTTAGAAAGTATAACTCCGGGTTCTATTACTAGAGGTCAAGATTTACATAAAACATTAACAAATAAACAGGGTAAAACTCCATATGACCAAGATGAATATGAAGCACAAGCATTTTTAAAGTTTGTTACAGGCTGGGGAATGCAACCTATTAATCCTGAGTATGCTGCAAAAATGTATGAGTTTAAAGCTAATGATTATTTAAAAAGTAAAAGAAAAGCACAGTCTTCTATTACTAGTGCCATAGGACAAGAACTAGACCGTGATACTTTTGTTGGTGAGTACTTAAAAAGAAGTAATGAACATTACGAAAGTTATATTAAGTTTCATAAAAATACTAAGTCATTAGAAAAACTTGACATAGATGTTTACTCTACTATTAGAAATACAAATGTATCTAAAAAAGATAGAGTAGCTGTGATGTACGGTTCAAACTATGAACCTATAGGTCTTAGTGATAGTTTACGTGCAAAGATGTTAGATGCTGCACCTGACTTTGATACTTATGAAGAAATATACAAAGACATAATGGCTATTGATAGAGAGATGAGTCGTATACCTGTACAAATAAGTCCTTTATATTATAAAAAACAAAAACAACAAATAAAAGATATTAAAAAAGATTTAAGAGAAAATTATAAAACAGGTGGTAAAGTTCCTAATGTACAAGAAGACCCTGCAGATAGAAAAAATCCTGTGATGCAAGAAAGCTATAGTCAAACATCAAAAGGTTTGACTGGATTGCAAAAGGCTTTAGAAGAAGCAACAAAAATGTTAAAGCCTAAAGAACAAATGGAAAGTTTAGGGTTTAAAAGAGTAACTTTAAATAAAGGTGGTATGACTGATACTATAAATTCTTATTTAACAAAGTATAGAACTCAGCCTGAAAAACAATATAAAAAAGGAAAAGATGGTAAGTTTTTAAAAGATAAAAACGGAAAACTTATAGATGCAGGTTATAATAAAGAAGTAAATAAAGAGCCTGATAAGTTTGTAAGAGATATGTATTTAAAGTTAAAAGAAAGTGGTCATCCTTTTCCAAAAATGGCAGCAGCACAAGCAGGAGCAGAAAGCGAATATGGAATGAGTGCGTTATCACGAAAAGCTAATAATACTTTTGGAGTTAAAGTAAGAAAAGGTGAAAAGTTTAAAGGCGTAATGATGCCCACTAAAGAAGATTATGGTCAAGGACAAGTAGACGAAGTAGCTAATTTTAGAACATATGATACTGTTGATGCTAATATAAAAGGTTATATAAACTTTTTAAACACAGGAAACTATGATAAAGCTTTAAACGCTAAGTCAGATATGGAGTATTTACAAGAACTTAAAAATGCTGGGTATGCTACTGACCAAGACTATGTAACCACAGTTGGTTCTGTTTATAAACGTAACTTAGAAAGTGGTACTTTTGATTAATGGGTTTTCCCTTTGAGATAATAACTATGTTAGGCTCTACTGTACTTGGTGGAGTTATGAGTGTCTGGGCAGAGAGTCGTAAGGCTAAACAAGACAACCAGAAGTTACTTATAACACGTGGCGAGTTTGAAATGAAAGCTCGTAAAGCTGCAAGAGATGTTAAAGATAAAGGATTCCAATGGACAAGAAGAATTATAGCACTAACATCAGTGTTTGCTATAGTTGTTTTACCTAAACTTGTAGCTGTTTATTATCCTGCTGTAGATGTTACTGTAGGTTATACAAACTTCCAACCGGGATTCTGGTTCTTCAAAGAAGGTAGAGATGTATTTGAATGGATAACTTTTCAAGGCCTTGTAATAACACAATTAGATACCAACCTAGTATCAGCTATTATAGGTATGTACTTTGGTGGTAGTTTAGTTAAGAAGTAATATGAACGATTGGGTACAAGCAATAGAGACCATAGGTATACCGGCAGCAGGTGCAGCAGGGTTAGGATATCTTGTATGGGTACTCTTTAAATCTTTGATAGCAGACATACATAAGAAGTTAGATACGCAACATGGTATGATAGTTGCATTAATAGATAGAATAAGACAGATGGATAACGACATGATTAGAATAGACGCTATGTGTCGTGCAGCAATGGGTTTGAAACCCGATATAGATAGGATAGCGAGAGCAGATGGAAAGAAAGACCAGCGAAAAGACTAATAAAAAAATACTACAAATAGTTAATCTTTCTCCGAGTGAAGCTTGGATAGAAAAGGTTGTAGATGTACACCCTATGAAACAAATTACTATAGCCTCTATCGTACAAGTAGTAGTATTTGGCTTTATGCTAGGTGCTTTTTGGATAAACTCACAAATATTTTAAAGATTATGAAACTAAAACCAACATTTAAAAGCAATAAAACTATAAGGAACTGTAAGTTCTGTATGTTTTTTTGGACTATACTTATTATGTTTTGGTCTGTAGGAAGTATTGCAGATGAGATGGTACATAAGTTTAAGAGTCCTAGCTTTAGTGGTGTGAACACTAGCTCACATTATCTTACAATTCAGAACCAAGAGTTCAATAGAAAACAAGCCTTGGCTGCAGAGATAAAAGCTTTACAAGACCAAATAAAAAGAGACAAAGAGAATACAACACTTGCAAGGTTTATAAGAAACTTAGAGTCTAGGATATACTCACAGTTATCAAGACAGTTAGTAGAAAACTTGTTTGGAGAAGTTCCTTCTGATAGTGGTACATTAACTTTAGAAGGCAATACAATTGTTTACAATGTAGAAGACGGAATAATAACTTTAACTATAACGGACAGTGATGGCAATACAACGACTATATCTTTGCCTGTTGGTAACTTTACTTTCTAGTTGTGCAGTAGTACAAGAGAGTGGAGATTTAGTTTTAACTAAAAAAGTCCAGTCTAGTTCTACATTAGATTTACAATCAGAAGAGTTAAGAAATTTACCACCAGCTAAAATAAGACCAACGATAGCTATATACCCTGATAGTTTTAGGGATTTGACAGGACAACGTAGGAGTAATAGTACCTTTGCTTTGTTCAGTACTGCTGTAACACAAGCACCTGAAGCTTTTCTTATTAGAGCTTTTAAACATACAGCAGGTGGAAAGTTTTTTAGAGTTGTAGAACGTGTAGGTTTAGATGACCTAACAAAAGAAAGACAACTTATACGTAGCACACGTAAAGATTTTAAAGAAGATAATAAGATGCAACCTCTGTTATTTGCAGGGTTGTTAGTCCAAGGTGGCGTGATTAGTTATGAAGCTAATCTAAAATCTGGAGGTTCTGGTGCAAGGTACTTAGGTATTGGGACAAGTAAACAGTTTAGGGAAGACACAGTTACTATATCTTTAAGGTTGGTATCTGTATCTACCGGTGAAGTTCTTATGGAAACATTAGTATCCAAAAGCATTTTATCTACAAGTGTTTCTCAAGATGTATTTCGTTTTATTGAGACTGGCACAGAGCTAGTAGAAATAGAAGGTGGTATATCAGAGAATGAAAGTGTTTCTATAGCATTACAAAAAGCTGTAGAGACTGGAGTGTTGAATATTATAAACATAGGAATAGAGAGAGGCTATTGGAAATATGAACAGAATAAAATTATTAAGCCTAGTTGTGATAACGAGTGCATCGCTGCTATACGGGGCTGACAACGAAATATACATAGACCAATCAGGTGCTACGTTTAACTTAGATGCTGAACAATTAGGTTCAGGTAACATCATAGGTGGAGCAGATGCAATTGCTGGTACTATGACTGCACTAGATTTAGATGGTGGTACACAGACTATTGATATTAATCAAATAGGCTCAAACAATAAGTTCTTAGGAGATATTACTGCTGATAACTTTGTAGGTTTTTGGGAGTTTGATGGTTCTACTAACGTGTTTAATGTACAGATAGACCCTACTAATACTTATGGTGCTGATGGTTCAGATGTTAATGTAGATGTAACAGGTGGTACAAACACTTTTACACTTGACTTAGCTACAACATCTTTAGCAAGTAACGCAGATATTGATTGGGTTATAGATGGTAGTGGTAACACATTTGATTTTAATATTAATAACGCTGATGCAACCAATGATGTAAATGTAGATGGTAACGATAATACTGTAAACTTTACAGGTCAAGGTTATGCAGGTGGTTACTTTAAGTTAAATCAAGTAGGTAACTCTAGAACATTTAACATACAACAACTGAGTACTTTAGACAATGACTGGTTACAAATTACATCTGATGGTTCTAGTGGCACTATTTGCGTCATTCAAAACGATGGGGGAACAGCAGTCGGTTGCTAATATAGGCAACATAACTGAACTAAACGGAACAGGTAGAGTCGTAAGAGAAGTCCCTAAAGACTTAGACGAAACTTTCCAAGCTTCTCTAGCATTAGACATCAACAGCTACGATAATGTCCAAACTTCTAACGGGAGATTGGGTATTACTTTTTTAGATGACAGTCAAGTTAGATTGACAGAACATTCTGAATTAATTATAGATGAATTTATCTATGACCCTGACCCATCTAAGTCTAAGATGTCTTTACAATTTGCAAGTGGTACTGCAAGATTTATCACAGGTAAGTTAGCATCTATAGATAAAGAAAACATATCTATACAAACTCCAAGTGCCACGATAGGTATACGTGGTACAGACTTTACTGTGACTGTTGATGAGTTAGGTAGAAGTCTAATCATATTATTACCTGATGATGACGGTCTTCCAAGTGGGGAGATTGTTGTTGCTACAGCTATGGGACAGGTAGTTCTTAACAAGCCTTACCAAGCTACTACAGTTTCTATGTTTGAAACTAAACCCACTAATCCCGTTATCCTTGACTTGACTCTTGAGTTAATTGATAACATGTTAATAGTAAACCAACCACAGGAAATAAAAGAGAATGAGAGACAAGATGGAGGGAGCAACACTAATCTTCTTGATGTTGACTACCTTGAGTTTGATGACTTAGAAGTAGATTACTTAGCAGAAGATGAACTAGAATTTACTGAGCTTGACATTAACTATCTTGATGTAAATTTTCTTGAAGACTTGTTAAACATCATAGAGGATGTAAACGAGCTAGACCAAACTTCAACACTTTTAAAGTCTGATGTAGACCTGAAAGGTACGCAAATTGGTTACGATAGTGAGACACAGATAAATACTTTTATGACTGATAACGTCATAACATTTTACAAATCTTTAGAAGATACTATTAAGTTAGAACTAGACAAATCAAATGCTTACACTGTTGTAATGATACAGAACGGTAAGAGTACACAGATAGTTGTCAACGGTGGTGGTAACTCTAGTATAACTATAACGCAAGGAGATTAATATGAGGTATTTATTATTGTTATTATTATCATTAGGTTTAAAAGCTGAACTAGATTTAACAATACCTGAACAACCTGCTGCAGATATACCTGATAAAAAATTTCTTTTAAAGTGGGGAGACTATAACGAACCTCCAACAAAAAATCAAATAATATTTTTTTGGACTATTAATGCTTTAGATGTTTATACAACTTATGAAGGTTTAAAAAATCCAAACATTTCTGAAGTAAATCCTTTGTTAGGAAAGAAACCAAACTTAGATAATCTTTTAATACAAAAAGCAATAGTAGCTGGGTTTATTTCTAAAAATTCTAATAAGAACTATATAACTTTTTTAAATGTAGGTTTAACACTTATTGTTATAAATAATTATAATATTACCAAATGAAGTGGTCAACAATACTATTATCTTTACTAGCTTTACCTTTGCTTTTCAACGCAGTACCATTAGAAGTACTAAGACTCAAAACTTTTGATGCTCTAGTACAAGAACAAAGTCCAACCGGATACTTTACAATCCTTAATATAGACGAAACTTTCCTAGATGAACAGGGTGGATATCCTCTGCCTAGAGAAACACTTGCAAAGATTCACAACGATATAATAAATGCTGGTGCTTTAGGTGTTGGTTGGGTTATGTTATTCCCACATGCAGATAGACTAGGTGGAGATGATGAGTTCTCTAAAGCTTTACAAAGCTCTCCAAGTGTCATAGCTATGCCTGAAGTAAACAACAATAACTATCCAAAGACAGTTGGTACAGTTATCAAAGGTCCGATAGTATCTTTACCAAAAGCTCAAGGCTTTTTAGAGAACATAGATGCTATTAAAAGAATCAGCTAATCAAGGTGCTATATCTGCACCAGTAGATGTAGATAATTTAGTAAGGAGAATACCTCTACTACAACAAACTAATAATGGGTGGGTCGCTTCGTTTGGAACGGAAGTTTTAAAAATACTAGGAGGTGGTCGAACTTATCAGATTGTCACAAATCTGAATGGAATAGAACAGGTTAGAGTGAGAGGCATTCCACCCATTGCCACAGATAGTTTTGGTCGTAAGTGGATTAGTTGGGTTGATACACCACAGACTACACTAGAAGAATTAGATGTAGCTAATAAGTTTGTGTTCGTAGGATTCACAGCTAAAGGAATATCTCCACAACTCGCAACAGCCCGTAGGTTTACTAGAACCTCATAAGATACAAGCAGCTTTATCAGAAAGTATGTTGATGGACACACCTACAATACCTGACTATAGATTATTTGTTGAGTTATTTATTATTGTCTCTCAGGGCTTACTCACAGCTCTTGCAATCAATTATCTAGGTATCACTAAGGGTGTTGTATCATTCTTAGGTTTGTTCTCTCTAATGGGCTATATGGAGTATCACCTTTGTAAGCTCTAATAGTTCTGATAGACTTTACATGGAGCATGATAAGTATGACACTTATTGCTACCCTTACAATTCTATTTAAACTTTAGAACACAATTCAAGCTAAGACAACTTATTAAGAAACAATTTGAGCATTACCTTGACCCAAGGACAAGTAAAACAACTACAAGATAATCCTGAACTCCTGAAGTTAGGAGGAGAACGAAGACGTTGTACGTTTTTATTTACAGATGTGCGTGGGTTTACAAGCTTGTCAGAGACTCTTGAACCCGAACAAGTTACAGAAATAATGAATAAGGCACTAACCTATACAAGCTAATGCAGTTAAAGAATATGGTGGTATGGTAGATAAATATATAGGAGATGCAATGATGGCTATCTTTAATGCACCTATAGACTTAGAACAACACGAAACCAAAGCAATTCAAACAGCCTTGAAAATAAAACAAGATATGGCTGAAGCCGATTTAGGAATAGACATAGGTATAGGGATAAACACAGGAGAAGCTGTAATAGGTAATATGGGAAGTGATTCACGATTTGATTACTCTGCAATTGGGGATGCTGTTAATCTTGCAGCTAGATTAGAAAGCTCTACTAAAGAATTAGGAGAGGATATAGTAATAGGATATAACACTGCAATTGAGAGTGCTATATCCTTAAAACTTTTAAAGTCTATACATGTAAAGGGTAAAGAGAACAAGGTTCAAACATTTACTATTTCTCAGTCATAACTCTTGCACTTAAATAGTTTTCCAAGTATGCGTGTACTCCGTCTAGTTTAAGAGTAGCTTCTCTTAAAACTGTATCTAAAGTATGAAACTCTTCTTTAGTTAAGTAATCTTTAAGACTTGAAATATCAGTTGATGTTCTTTCTGATACTAATTTACCTGACCTATCATAAAGTAATTTGTAACCTAAGACCAATGCTTCTTTTCTTTTAGTCCTCATTTCTCTATTCCAGTAAAAGTAATAGAGTCTTGCTTACCACGTAGACCTGCTTTCATATATGTTGTAGCTCTACCTTCAAAGAAGTTCTGATGCTCAACACCCATGACTTCATCAATCCAACCCAACGGGTTTTCTTTTTGGTCATAGTTAGTCTTTAGTCCTAGCTGAAGTAATCTTCTGTCAGCTATGTATCTATTGTAAGCATACATATCTTTCTTGGTTAGTCCTTGTAAGGTCTCCCATTTCAAACACTAAGTCTAAGAACTTGTCTTCTAGTTCTACCATGTCTCTACAGATTTGATAAAGCTCTGCTTTGAAATCATCTGTCCATATCTCTATGTTCTCTTGGATAAATTCTCTGAATAGTTTTGTCATTGCTTCAACGTGCATTGACTCATCACGAATAGAGTAGGTAACTATCTGTCCCATACCTTTCATCTTACCGAACCTTGGGAAGTTTAAGAGGATTGCAAAACTAGAGAACAATTGCAACCCTTCTGTGAAGGCTGAATAAACAGCTAGTGTTTTAGCTATAGTTCTTTTATCAGATTTTAAAGGCTTAAACTCCCCAACGTAATCGTGTTTGTCAGACATTTCTTCGTACTCAGCAAAAGCTTTGTACTCTATTTCAGGCATACCTACAGTGTCTAACAATAAACTGTAAGCATCTTGGTGTATTGATTCCATGTTTGCAAAGGATGACATCATCATTCTTGCTTCAGGTTTCTTAAAGATAGGCATATACTTGTCAACATATCCTGCACCTACATCTACATCAGACTGCGTGAAACAATCTAAATATTTGTGTAAGTAAATGTTTTTCTTCAGGAGTAACATCCTGCCAATCTTTTACATCAGTATGCAACGGAACTGATTCAGGCATCCAATGCATTTGATTTTGAAGTTTGTAATACTCATACATCCATGGGTATTCAAACGGTTTATAATAATCTCTAGTTGTTAATAGACTCATAATTTTTCCTTACCCTTCACAGGCGATACATTCCACATCGTCTAGTCTTATACGTGGAACTTTAGTGTTTACATTTTCTACATTACGTGCTGCATTAGTTCTAAAGTAATACAACGATTTTAGTTTATTCATACCATACCAATGTACATCATTCACATACTGCATGTATTCATCATGCACTTCTTGTGGCTCTGTACTCTTAGGTAAAGTAAAGAATAGGTTGACAGACTGTGCTTGACACACAAACTCCTGTCGTTTGGCAGCATGTTCAACAATCCATATTTGGTTTATCTCATTTGCTGTTTTAAATATTTCTTTCTCTTCATCAGAAAGTATATCTAAGTGTTGGACAGAACCCTCATTGGCTGAGATATCTTTCCAAACTTCATCTAACTCTTTACCTTTTAACCCTTTAGTCTTGAGAACCTTTTCAAGGTATTTATTCTTAACTTGGTAAGAGCCGGATAAGGTCTTGTGAGTATAGCAATTAGCCCTATAAGGCTCGATACTAGGGGAAGTGCCACTACATATAATACCACTACTAGCGTTAGGAGCAATAGCCATGAGGTTAGCGTTACGCTTACCCGACCCATGTATGTCAGGAGCTTCTCCCCTTTGTATAGCCAGTTCTTTAGTGGCTTCATTTGCTCTAGTGTTGATATAAAGAAATGCTTTATAGTTGAAGCCAGTCGCAAAAATTCCTTCAAAAGGAATGTTCCTCCCCTGTAGATAAGCATGAAAGCCCATTGCACCGAGGCCGAGACTTCTCTCTCGGTATGCCGAATACGCAGACTTAGTAAATCCTTCCTTACCTTCTCTAACGTACTTCTGAAATCTTTTAAAGTTTGCACTGTATTCTCCTAACTGTGTTGTGTCTATTGCATTGTCAATGTAGTGCTGTAAAACATTGTCAAGCATGGTTATTAAATCTTGTATAAAGTTATCATCCTTTGACCAAGCATCAAAGTGTTCTAAGTTTACGGATGATAAACAACATACTGCTGTTCGTTCTTCGTCTGTTGGTAAAGTAATCTCTGAACACAGGTTACTTTGTCTAATCTTAAGACCTAAATCTTTCTGTGCTTTAGGTAGATATTTATTACAGGTATCTATGTTGACCATGTAAGGCTCACCTGTCTCTGCCCTAGCATGAATAATTTGCCACCATAAATCTCTAGCGTTTATTATCTTAACAGCTTCGTTACTCTTAGGGTCAATCAATCTCCAGTCTTCATCCTTTTCTACTGCTTCAAGGAATGAGTCAGTAATGTTGACACCATTATGTATATTGAGATTCTTTCTGTTGATGTCTCCACCTGATTCTTTTCTCATGTTTATAAACTCTTCAATCTCAGGATGGCTTATATCCAT